CTGCAATATGGAATTATAACATATATAATATATAATGAGATGTATGTAATAGTTAATAATAGATTGAATTAGGGGATAAACTCACATGAGAACAATAATTATTTAGTGATAGGATACCTTACTTAAATTTGTGATGTACCTAATTTACTGTAAACTATATATGGTAGTCTTTTAATTTAGGTATACATAATATATATTATCAGTATAACAACCATACCATATATAGTAGGTCATTTTGTGACATGATTTCAAGATTTCAAGAGGAAATCGGGAGGGCAAGGGGGGAATCCAGGTATCCCCTTACGGAGGTTCCCAAAAGAGAATTATGCAATATAAAAGTGTATATTAAAATACTTACACTTTGGTATTTGAATTTTTTTATAAATTAAGTGTATGGCAAAGAAATTAAATAATCCTAAGTGGTGGAAAGCAATAGAAGTGTATTGTACTGATACAAATATGCCTTTAACAAGGGTAGCAGAACAGGCTTGTATTCCATATGATACTGTTATAGGCTGGTTTAAGAAAAAGGAATTTCTAGAGTCTTTATGGTCACGATTTTTAGAACTTCGTTCAACATTAGATTTAATTGATGTTTATGAAGCTATGGTAGTAGAAGCAAAAAATGGGAATAAGGCTTCAGCAGATTTTGTTTTTGGACAACATGATAAGTTAGAAAAGAGAATGGAGGGTATGATATCACCATATGCTCAATTTATTCAAATTAACAATATTAATTCTAATAAAGAGATGCAAGATCCCATGATGGAGGTTCAAAATAAGATGCACGATAAAGTGCATACAGAAGTGCATGAAATACCAGAGGTCACTATGGAGCAATCTAATAAAACATATACTAGACCTTATAAGAAACAGAAAGTTAATAAAGAAAAAAGAAATGCACTTATGAAGTTAAAGCGTAGAGCTAAGAAAGTGGGATTGACTACATTGGGTACTGGTAGGCCAACTAAAACTGAACGATCTATATGGTTAGCGAGATTAGAGAGGTTGGAAGATAAGGCAGGTATTAAGCCCCTTTCTCCCTGATCTTTGATTCTGTAGGTACACTTATATTTTGAGATATATCCCCTGTTGGGTCTAAAACACAATAGCAGTATTGTTTACATATAGACCATCCTGCTCCAGGGAGTCCTTTATCGGCATGGTAGTTAAAGGTTCCAGTATCTCCGGCTCTTGAGTTACAATCATCACATATTCTATGTCCAGATACAGTCACCCATGTAAATTCTGTTCTATCTAATTCATATTGTTCATATTGTCCTAACCTGGATGATTGGTTAATTCCCTCTATAAGTGCAGCTTTAATTGAGTTATTTAATATCCCGAATAAACCACCACCTTTTTTGAGGTCCATTTTTATTATAAGCTCTGCTGCATCATCAGCCATTCCATTTGTAATCATAGTGGCGAGTTCTTGTTGTATTTGGAGTTCAAATATTTCAGCTTGTACTGTAGCCTTTTCTATTACTGCTAAAAGTAATAATTCCTGTTCTAGAGTTAATTTATCAAGTTCATCTAGTATGTTTTCAAAGTCTTCCCCGAATATATCTGTAAAGTCAGGCATTATTTATATTCTTTCATAGTCGTTTTAATTTCTTTGTTGAAATAAAAGTATGCTAGATCCTTCATTTTCCCCCATTCAGATCCTCCTATAAGGAATTTAGAGGGTATTCCAAACCAGTATCTTGCTTTAACTGTTTTATTGGGGATTAATGAGTCTTTAGATGTTTTAAAGCCCTTATTTAGCATTGCACCATAGTTAACTCCTCTTACACCTCTTGTTCCACTTGATTTCTTACCATCTACCTCTACATTCCACCTAGCTTTTGATTTAACATTGCTTTTAATTATAAAAGTAAGTTTTTTAGGTGTTGCAGGGAGCTTTTTAAGGGATTTTTTTAGTCTTTCTGATCTTACAAGTGGCCTTCTATGTGCATGACCATCCTGTACACTTCTGTGAGTAAAGTCACCTCCTGATTCAAATCTTTTACCAGTTATATCAGTAGCATTATCCAATCCATCTTGAATAGATTTATTAATTCTGTTTCCATATTCATTCAACCACCTGGACATGGCTGTAGACTTTATTAGTTTATCAATATCGAAATTACGAGTTACTTTCATTCGTCACCCTCTCGGCAAATTCTTTGCCAATGGCAAATGCTTTTCTAAATTGTGGCAAATGCTTGGCAAATGCCACTTCAAACTCATTTAAAGAGTATTGTTTTACTTCGGAAAGATCTTCTCTATCACTAAACTCTGATATTGTATGTTTTATATCATTGAGTTTCTTCTGTTCCAGCACGAAGTCTTTCAAAAATCGATCTTTGTTGTTGCTGCGGTCTTTGTTGTTGGCCATTTAGTTTCTCATTTTCTTTTAGTTCAGCTTGAGCCTGATAGTCATTCAGGTCTTTATTATACTTCTGTAATAATTTTGCCCTGGTAGTCATATTATTTTCTATCAACCATGTATTCCAAGCAATTTCATCTTGGACCATCATAGGATATTCGGGTTCATTAAAATCAACTCCGAAGTTGAATGGCAGATTGAACCCATTAACCAGGGCAATTGTATGTTCAAGATCAAATAGGGATCTTTCGTGATGTGCGAAGATTTCCAAGTCATCCTGGTAATCCTCGAATTTTTCGAGATCCTTTATTTTTAAAGCTATGCCAGAACTAGGCCTATCTTTATTGTTTTCTGAAAAGCTAATATTCAAATGGTTATTTTGAGCAACCAACTCTAGCATAGCCCTGGCAAGTTTTAAAGCATCTCCAACATTAACAGATGGAGATACAATAGATAAGTCTGTACCTTCAGGCATTACAATAATCTCATCAGATCCTGCTCTTTGTATTTTTTCATCCTGATATAAGCCAGTTGCTACATATTGTCCAAACATCTGGAACCTCATACCCAGATTCATCTCTGAAAACAGGATGTTAATCATTTCGTTTACTGAGATGATATCAAAAGCAGGATAACAGAAGAAATTGTCTATCTGGTGATCCCTGTGGAAGAAAACAAACGGCAATACTCCATAAGGATTTTCATATCTCTCTAATTCATTCATATTTCCATCATAAATAATTTTAAATTTGCTATCCCAATAGCAATATAATGGATCTGGTGCAATAGTAGAATCATCAGAGGGCATCATCATGGGATATATAAGAGCCATTGGTTCTAATGGATTCTCTGGGTTTAAAATAACATCAAATTTGTAAAATGGAGTATATTCAAAGAATTGCAGACCACTACCATTCTCTTTCCATGAAACTTGAACAGCCATTGTGCCTATAAGCTTAGTCATTTTCTCAATATGTTTTAATTTAAAATCCTTAAATCTTGTTAATGATTGATATTCATCATTTTTTTCTGATAATGTTCTAGATGCTCCAAGAGTGTAAATTCTTGACATTTTATCAATCATTCTTTTAGTTACATTATAAGACATCAAAGGAATTTCTTTAAATGCAGTAGTTTTAAAATATTGTGATATATATTTATTAGTATCATCACCCTGATAATAATCTAATAGTTTATCTATAAATTTATAACGGCCTTGATTATTGGCATATTTCATATCTTTAATAGATTGTTTAATTAAATCCTTAGCATAATTTTCACTATCATATATTTTATGTATCATCTTTTTCGTGTCCTTATTTTAGAGTTTTTAATGGGGAATTTATTAATGAAGAAATATCTAAGTGCATCGCAGCCATGATCTGAAGTTCCATCCTTTAATGGTGCTTCCTTTAATTCTTTTCCATCTTTAGTGTCGGGATACCTGTAAGATTCGATATCCTCAATTATTCCAGGACATCTTTCACTTATATGTAATCTTCTAGTTCCATCAGCAGATAATATAAAGTTTCTTACATGGGATATTCCTGAATTTATATTCCTACTGGCATTATCTCTAACAGAATATACTCTATGCCCTGTCATTTGATAAAATATCTCTGCTTCACCCATTCCTACAGATGCCTGGACTTGATAACCAGCAGGATCTCCAAATACCCTAGTTATTCTATACTTTCTTTTTTTAATTTCATTAACAAGATCCAATGTTCTCATATTTTCCTTATGTATGACCTCATCTATTAAATATATAT